GAAGGACACAATACAGGCAGAGAAAAGCACAGAGTTGACACAGGAATTCCGGGAATTGCAATTAGAATGGAGCAAGGCAAGTACGTTATACCGTGGGACAAGACATCGAAAGAGAACTCGAAACCGGGAATGCGCAAGTTAGTAGACGGGTTGAGTAGATTGGTTTACGGAAAGAACGGAAGATTGGAAGGACATACTCCAGATAGCGTTATGTCGCTTTGGATGTGCGAATTAGCGATACAAGAGATGGAAAGAAAACGTTTACATTTTACACGTTGGGACTACATTTAATATAAACTAATTATATAATCCCGTAAACTTATATGTACCCTTTATTTGTGGCTTACCCATATGGCAAGGTTTGAGCTTTATGGCATCCGCAAGGAAACTAAAATTAAAATGCAAACAGTAGCAAGGGAAAAAGGAGTGTCTGTAGGGCGACTTGTAGAGTCTATAATGAATAGATATATAGAAGAGCCACAGATTAAGAAGAGGCTTTAATGGGAATTTTTGATAGATTCAGGAGCAAGCCTGTTAGAAAGGCAACTGGCATAGAAGCATTCTTACAGGATGCAACAGCAGATGTTTCTAAAGATGCTAGAACTCCAGTATATTCAGGAGTAAGTACAGATACAGCGTACAGACAAGCCATAATTCCACAAGTTGACCAATTTTATTTAGAACAATTAGCTGACAGGTATTCTCATCTTCGTACTGTAATCACAAGGATAGCTTCGCAGTCGGTCGCCAAAGGGTGGGAATACCAAGCCATTGGCAACGGAGACGCAGAGCAACGCAGAATGGTAGAGAGATTATTACGTAATCCAACAAATGGCAGCAGCGATATGACTGGTTCAGAGTTTTTCAAAGCGATGATTAGACAGTTAGAAGTCTTTGATGACTGCTGGGTAAGTATCGTATATGACCGAGTTGCAGATGGCGAAGGCAAAGTTACAAACAAAATAGTGAAAGAACTTTGGGTAGAAGATGCAAAGCACATGCGATTTCATGTAGATGAGTATGGTAGATTTAGAGAAGATGAAAAGTTTGACCCTGTAACAAGGGAGTTTATGGAGGGTGCAGTAAATCCAAAGACAGGTGTAGAATTAGAATACATGGCTTACTATTACGAATATGATGATGGTAAGATACCTTTTGCACGTGATGAGATTATACATTTTAACAAATACAGTGCGAATGCTCGCTTGTATGGGCAGTCGCCGATTATAGGTCTTTCTAAAAAAATCGAAACAGCATTGGCCATAGAGTCATTTCAAAACAAAATCTATAGATTAGAAAGGCCACCAAAAGGATTCTTAGACGTTCCCGGCCATGATGAGGAGTCACTTAACCGATTAGGCGAGTATATTGCAGAGGAAACACGTCGAAATCCTAACTTTGTACCTATTTTAAGTAGCAGAGATGGCGGAAACACGGCGAAATTCGTTCCTGTCATGCCTAATATGGATGAATTAATGATGTTACCTTACATGGATAGGATAAATAATGACATCAATGCGTCGTATGGAGTTATGCCTTTAGTCGTTGGACAGATGCAAGGCGTAGGCGGACTTAACTCAGAAGGCGAACAGATTACAATCTTTGACAGAACTATTAGAGAAACACAGCAATGTTTGGAGATGGGTTTCCTAAAACCGCTGTTGAAAATTATGCAAGTAGATACTTGGAAGATTAGATTTAACGACATTAACGAACGTGATGAGACGAAATATCTAAACAATATGAATCTAAAAGCACAGATAATTACACAAATGCAGAATGTAGGTGTAGAGATGGACTTGGATTCAGAAGGCAATTTAGTATTGCCACAAGCTCCAGAGGTGGTGCGTCAGGATTTTCGAAAGCCGTCGCAGGAATCGCTGGAGGCCGAGGAGCAAGAAGAGCCTCATCGTATATGGAATCGGCAGCCAATGAGTTACGCCGAGTTATTGCCAGAGAGTTCCGAGAATTAAAACAAGCAAGGTCTGTTAACGATTTAGAAGATTCTGTAAACGACATATCTATAATGGTTGCTAACAGAATGAAACAAGCGTTAGAAGATGACATTGAAGATGCGTATAGACATGGCGTTAGGTCTGCGTTTGGTGAGCCAAACATTACAAAAGCAGAGCCAACCTTTGATGGAGATGATGCTGAGTTTCTTAGAACCATGAAGAACGGAGGCATCTTAGCTAAGAACTATGCAACTTTTGCTACACAGCTAACTGACGGTTTAAGAGCCGCTATTACTGCTGGGATTGCTTCAGGTAGTAGCGTACCAGTCATAGTAGATAGCATGCGGCAAGTGGCCAATGCGTCGACTTTTAAGCTAGTTAGGATTGCTAGAACTGAAATTAACGCAATTTACAATGAGGGTAGACTAAGAGGTTATGCAAAAGGTGAAGCATTATCAGGTAGACAATACAAGTACAAATTGATTGTAGGTAATGACAGTAGGACTTGTCAAGCACATAACGAGTTAGCTCGTAGGATTCCGAAAGAAGGATTGTACATGGATGATTTAATTTTATTACAAAAAGAAATAGCAGCAAGATATAATCTAAAACTATTAGGTACATCATTGTTGCATCCAAATCAAAGAACAGTTTTAGCGAGGGTTGTATGAGTAGGATGCCTGACCATATCAAAATACATATATGTAATGCAAAGTATGGTCATCACGGAAATGGAAAGGAAAAAGATGAGCAAGCAGTGTAAGAAATGTTTAAGGGGAGCAATGACAGTCCATATAGCGGCTAACGGATTATGTGAAGAGTGTGAGTCAGATAGGGCGTGGAAAAACGCACGTACTCAAACTATTTTGCAAGCGCAAAAGAAACAACGTATGGATTATTACGAAAAAGCGCAGAAGTATGTCAATAAGAAATGGAAAGAAAAGTACGGTGACGAGCATATAGAAAACGTCAAGATGTATAAATGAGTGCTAATCTAAAAGTAAACATAAAGATAAGCGATAACGCACGTAAGATATTTGATGAAATAGGCGTTAGCTTAGAAGATGCAGTTAATATTGCAATGACAGATACAGCAGATAGAATGGCAAACGATGCAAATTCTAATCTAGCAGATAGCATTGGTGTAAACAGTACATTGTTTGGCAGTGTCATGGTAAAAGATAAACCGTTTAGAAAAGAGATTACAACAAATGTAGACTATGCAGGCTATGTAGAATTTGGAACAGGACCATCTAAGCGAGATATGAAAGGCAGAAAGACAGGTGCAAAAAAGTATTGGCCGCCTAAGTTATCTAAAAAGAATCCGTGGCCTAGTAAGCACACAGTAAAAGCAGAAGCACTAGAAGAATGGAGAGATAAAAAAAGTAAATTCAAATCTTATGATGATTTACGATTTGCTATTTTTAAAAAGGGGACTAAGCCACAAAGATATATGGCTAAAGCCTTACAAAAAAACAGAACTGCTTTTGTCGAAATGATTGGCAAGGAGTTAGCTCGCCAATCAAACGGCAAGATAGTAAAGCGCTAACGTCTTTCTACTACAAAAAGTTCTTGCATCTTTGCTCTTTTCATCCAAGTAATTTTAGTAATAGGACATCCTTTTTCTGGTGTAGATGTGTCCCATACTTTGTTGCCTTTAACTACCATGTAATGATTTCCTGCAACAACTAGATACCATGTCTTACCACGTTTACCATGTGTTGCTCTAACCCATTGTCTAAATGTTTGATTAGCTCCATGATTGTCTGACCGATACATCTTGTAACCATATCGTTTCAATGCTCTACGCATTTGACCATTAGACATTCCTTTGATTTGTGTTTCTTTCTTGGCAGGAACAAACTTCCTTTGACCAGTCCACCAATCTAAACGCATTGTGCCTCTGTTCTTTACATTATGATTTACTTCTTTTAGTAAGTCCTTTTCTACAATGTCGTATCGCTTACCAGTAAGAACTGTTAATGCAACAGGCCCGCAATATGAGTTACCTGTTGCACGCTTACTAATCTGTCCTTTCTTATTACGAATCACTTTAACCACTCCTCGAATGGAATAAATGTTTTCTTACCTTTGAGAACTTGTTTGATAACTTTAACTTTTCTAACGTTATGATTGTAGATTCTTCTCTTATATTCTAAGTTAAGATGTCCAACCTTTACGTATCTAATTTGCCCTTTGTTTGGCCCTCTTTGATATACTGCTACATCTAATACTTTAGCAAAACGCCATGCGTATTTTGGCTTAAAGTAGTAGACAAACTTGCCGACTAAATCTTTGTATGTCTGACTTTGTGTCATATACTCCTATAGGCGGGTGCATATAAACCTTTACGGTGTAAAATATACGGAGTTTTGATTTCCTTTATATATGACATGCTATAATTTGGGCCGTGGCAGACGAAAGTAACGCTGGTTGGAAAATCTACCGACCAGAGTGGTATAATGACAGAATAATGGAGACATATATTTCCGCTCCAGTCGTCGACAAACAGAACGATATGATACCCACAGATACTATCAAAGAAGCTATGGATTTTTACATGCGCTACGGCGTATATTCTTATCGTCACGAAGAGATGCCAATCGGTTTACCTTTGGCTTACAAAATCAAAGATGGCAAAGTTAAGATTAGAGTTGGCATACACAATAAAATCGGAATGCACGATAAAGTATGGGATGAGATTAAACAATACGGACACACAGGAGCAAGCAGCATACGTGGAGAAGCCACAAAACAAGAGAAGGTTTGTCAATCAGAAAACGACTGCCACAATCGTATAAACGAACTTTCTCTTTGGAGCATATCTTGGGTTGGCGATAATCCTGCTAACCCAGAGGCTAAGGTCACGGATGTTGCTATGGTCAAATCTAAAAGTGTACAAGTCACTTTAGACGAAGTAGAATCTATGGTAGAAAAAATTATAGAGCGTAAAAACGGCAAATACTGTTTGTACGCTAAAAAGGACCGAAAGCTTCTGGGCTGCCATGATACTAAGGCTGGAGCTATAAGGCAAGAAAGGGCCATACAAGCCAGAAGATTCAGTAAATCAGATGTCCTTAATGAAATAGTTACAAAAGTCGAACAGTACAAAATTCCACAAGGAGTAAAAAAAGAAGCAATCGCAGGTAGAGAACTACGTAAGAAGTTTGGATACGGTGGCGGTAAAGTTACAAAATCTATAAACAATCACTTAATCAACAAACAATATGTGTCATATGGTATGGCAATGAAGATTCACAAGTATTATAGAAGACATGAAAAGGTAGACCCTAAAGGTAAAAACTTTGACAATAAGAAAAGACCTAGTAAGGGTTTGATTATGTGGAAGATGATGGGCGGCGATGCAGGCCATAGCTGGAGTAAAAGTTTACAAGACAAAGTAAAAGCTGCACCATGCTGGTCTGGATTTGAGATGGTAGGATTCAAAAACGAAGGCGGTAAACGTGTACCAAATTGTGTGCCTGTAAGTAAGAGTAGGCATCCACAAACTCCTGCAAAGCCTAGCGAGAGGCGCACAGGCAGTACTAGAAATCCAAGAGGTTCAGCAGGCGGACAACGTGGCGGAATCAAACTTAGTGAAGCAAACATTAAAACACTTAAGAATTATATTAAGGAACATAACGAAAAAGTAGGTGATGCAAAAGGCAAGAGAGCAAATCTAGGAGCATTGAAAGCTGTATTCCGTAGAGGTGCAGGTGCATTTTCTACAAGTCACAGACCAAGTGTAAGGAGTCGTGACCAATGGGCGTTAGGCAGAGTCAAAGCATTTTTAAAATTACTAAGTTCTGGTAGGCCATCTAATCCAAAATATACTACAGATTATGATTTATTACCAAAAGAACATCCTAAATCTACAAAGAAATCTAAAGAAGATACTGTAAGAGTAAATCCGCCTAAAGGTTATCACTGGATGCAGACAAGAGAAGGGCCAGTATTAATGGAAGGAGACTACGAACCACATGATGGTGCAGTAGAGGCGTTTCCATTTACAGTATTAGAAACACATGAAGATGAAAGAATTATAAAAGCAGAGTATCAAGGTCGCAAAGTAGAACTTAACAAACCACGCAGGCTGTCTGGAGAGAACAAAAAGTTTGGAGTTTATGTCAAAAACGATAAAGGCAACGTAGTGCAAGTTAAGTTTGGCGACCCTAACTTAGACATAAAGCGTGATGACCCAGAAAGACGTAGAAACTTTAGGGCCAGACATAATTGCGATAATCCCGGTCCTAAACATAAAGCACGATACTGGTCTTGTAGAATGTGGAGTGCAAAAAATGTATCAGATATACTTGCAAAAAGCAATGAACATATAGATGATATAATGCACATAATTAAAAAAAAAGAAGATAAAAAAGTGCCACCACCAAGTGCGGGCGAAAATCCACCAAAGGCGTGGTTTGATAATTGCAGAATGGCTGCACGCAGAATCTCAAATGACAAAGACCCATTTGGCGGACCACGAGCTACAATTAGAGATAATAGGGCATGGTGTTCCGAACTTTGGTACAATCCCGGTAGGTTTTCACAATCATACAATAAACCTGACGGTTCAAAGGGCAGAACTGACGGTTACAAATTAAGAAGAATGGTTGGTGACGCTAGCTGGCGACCTGATTAATATACGGAGTCTGAATTTTCTTTATATACTAAGTTCTATAACTGGGGTTTTATGAGCGCATGCAGTTGTGAAGGCACACATGAAGCACCTACCGAAACAGAAGAGGTAGTAGAGGCTGAAAAAAGTGAGGCCTTAGAAGAGCCAGTTATGGAATCTGACATAGATAAGTCAGAGGAATTATACAAAGACATGGAAGCCACTCTTGGTAAACTCAAAGAAATCATGGCCTATCTTGAAGAAATGAAAGACGAAAAGATGGACCACGAGGAAAAAGAGGAAGAAGAGAAAGCCGAACACGAGGAAAAGATGGAAGACGAAGAAAAGGCTGAACATGAAGAAGAAGAGGAAGAAGACGAAGAAGAAGAAAAGATGGACCACAAGAAAAAGGACACCATTGATGAACTTCACAAATCACTTACAACTTTAAAGAAATACGGAATTAACGTATATTCAGGTAGCAGGAAAACTCCAGCACCAAAGAAAATTGACGCTCCCGCAGTTGAAGAAAAAACCAACTGGTTTAACTTCTCCAAATCATTGGATGAAGTAGCACACATGAAAGGAGAGGAAACAAGAATATGAGCAACGGAACAAGTTTCGAGGACTATGTTAACGCTTATTACGGCGGGACACTAGGTATCTCAAAAAGATATGGAATAGAAAAAAGCGCAACTGAATTGACTACAGCAGACGCAGATTACTTTAATGTAATGTTTGGAGCATCTGTATTCAATCAGCTAAACACAAGGTCAGAAGTATTTAAGCTTCTAAACAAAGCAGGTTGGACACAATCTGGATGGAGAGTCATGTATCATAGACATGCAAACACTACTGGTATTGCAGAAGGTCAATCACTAGGCACAGCAGACCAACCAGAACTCAAAGAAATGAGTGCAACCATCAAAGAAGTATCTACTCGCTGGGACACAACAACCAGAGCAGAGTTACTAGCTGACGCAGATGACGGAATTAAAGGTCTAGCAGCTTTCTTAAGAAAAGAAAACGGAGAAGCACACGCTTTCTTCCTAGACAAACAGTTACTAGCTTCAGTTAATACATCTGCATCACCAGATAATGTTGCACAAGATGACGCTAACAACAACTTCGAATCTATTGATAAAATGACCACTTCTACCGCAGCAGTTGCAGCAGACAGTGACATTCCAAATCACATAGAAGATATGTATTTGGTAGACAGAAGCGCAGCAGGTTACACCGAATGGATGCAGCCAGCAGCTTGTATCCAAGGAGCAACCGAAGGTACAGCCGAAGCATTGGATTTAGATAAACTAGATACATTAATCAGGTCTTGTTTGGAAAACGGAGCAAATTATCAAGATTTGTTCTTCTTAACTGGACATGATACATTGTACAACATGAAACAGAAGATGACCACACACGGTTCAGGAAGCTTGGGTCAATTTGATATTAGACAACAAGCTGCAACCGCAGTCAATGGAGTAGCAAGCGAAGGTGGTTTGAACTTTGATACTCGTGTCGGTTACTATGACGGAATACCAATTTTCGTATCACAACACGTTACAAAAGACACAGCATCTAAGATTTACTTGTTAGACAGAACTGCAATGGAACTAAGAATTGCAGCACCAACAACTTACATTGCAAGTGAAAACTTAGTTACAACCAACGCATTGAAAAAGCAATTTGCTTTCATCACTGCTGGTGAACTAATTGTCTACAGATTCAACACAAGCGGAAAGATAACAGACTTGAACCTAGCTTAGATGAGGTATCTTAAATGGCAAAATTTAGGAATCTCAACCCCACTGGCGTTACTGTTGGCAGGCGTCATGGGGGCAGGTTATTTGTTGGCAAAGGACAAGTCATTGAAGTCGAAGAACCTGAGTTCATTGAAAGACTTGAAGCTCGTGGAGACTTCGAAGAAGTTAAGGAAGTCGTTGAACACAAGACTGGTGCAGGGGTTAAGACTAACGTCAGGAAGCCTAAATCTAGCAGCAAACCTGCTAGAGCCAAG